GACAGTAGATTTTCTCAATATAACTATGGTTATGAAGGTGATAATAACAACACTGGTATTGGATATAACGTAACTGGTGGTTGGGCAATGAGTGCTGGTAGAAATGATGCTGGATGTGCTACTAACCAAAAAGGTCAGGCAGGTTACATCACTGGTGGCGGCAACTCATCAACTAACAAGTTGCACTTCCCAACAGAAATTATGTACACCACTACAAGTTCTGGTGTTTCTAATGATTATGTTGCTGGTGTTGGTATGGAAAATAGAGCATACTTCTCCTGGAGTAATGGATCTCAAAAGTATATGAACTATAGCAATGATTCATATGCTAACCAAAATTTTGCTGGTGGCAATAGAGGATGGTCTAAAGCACTTCCCTCAAAGTATGGTCATTTTTATATCTCAACTTCAAATAACAATCAAACACCAATGAGAAAAGTTAGAGGCAGTGATGGTGCTGCTCTCAGAAACTTCAACAGATCCCGTAGATGTGGTGAGGAGAATTGGGAAATGGGACAAGATTGGGGTTATAAAATGGGTGACTACAATGGTCAGCAGAATAATCACGTTGAAAAATGGACTTATTCAAATGACGCCATTTCAACTTTAGGATCTTCTGCAAGACCTAAAGGACATTATGGTCAATCATCCGCAGCATGTTCTTCTGCTGCAGCATCTGTAACAGCAACTAGAGCACAGTAATCTAATGAAGTATCTTATTTTAAAATCCTCTCTATTCAATCCAGAACAACTTATTGAAAATGATCTGGATGATCGTTTAAACTTTAAAGAGTTGTATGAATTACAAAATCTCTCATGTGTAGAAATTTCAAACACAATGTTTGGAGTTTACAATAAACTATGGGATGGCAAATACAAAGAAATTGATAAAGAAGAGGCAACATGGGGTTCTCTCCTATTCTCAGAATTGAGAGATGTTGCTAAAGTATGGGAAGCAGATCCAGCATCAGGATATGAAGATAAGGCACCAGTTCAAGTAACGCCAGAAATTAAAACACATGTTGTAAATTTCATGCGTACATTTGCTTTAGAACTTATTGATGATGAATATGAAAAGAGATTTCTTTCTATGAGAAGTGCTACATCTCTTGAGGTTGAATCCTGGGCAATTCAAAGACATGAAGCAAAAGAATGGTTAACCTATGGTGCTGTCTCTGGTCATGAAACTCCATTTCTTGATTACTTAGCAACAAATGAAGGTAAGGATAAGACAGAATTATCCAACAAAATTCTTGAGAAAGCAGAAAATTTTCAAGATCAACTATCACAAATGCTAGTTAATGCTCATAAATTGAAAAGAAAATTTAAAAATGCGACTACTATTTGGGACCTAAATATATTATATGAGGACTATCTAGGTGTTCTCATGCCCAGCACTCAAGCAGTAGAATTGGAAAGAACTGTTTCTGAAGATGACTGGACTCGAAAACCACAGTATGAGGTAAATGTTAATGAGTACGACTTCTGAATATCTTTATGATGAAAATAACATTGTAAACTCTGACGTTAAAGGTATTAAACTTAGTCAGGAGTTTATTGATGAATTTAATGTTTCTAATTTAGATTGGAAACTTCTTGAGAGTTCATTACACATGAACTCAAATATGACTGACTATCAATGTAGGCATTTTGTTACAGACACCCAGTTAACACCATGGAGATCTGTAAGGCAGGCATTGTTAGAACTTGAGACCAGATACCATTCGTATGTCGAGATCAAACATAGTTTGAGAAAGTCAGAAATTCAAAAAAAGATGGTAGAAAGAGATTATGAAAAAGAAGAGGATGAGTTATCAAAAGAGTTAATTGCTTGTGAAGCAAGTAAACTTGATTATGACATTACTATTTGGAAAAGAAAGTATCAACAATCTCAACAAGAGATGGATACATTTTTAAAAATTATTAAAGATTATATCAAAGACGAAAAAGATATCTCATTCTTTACTGAATCTAATGAGGATGAAGAAAGAGCATATTGGATTGCCCGTATGGGTAAACAAGCAGCAATGGATATCATTGCCTATGGTAGAATTGGATCTGGAAATATGGATTCAATTTCATTAATGCCAGATGAAGATCAAGTAAAAGCATTACAGATTGCAGTAAGATATTCTAATATGGTGAATACCGGTCTTGATAATGTAACCCGTCAACTCCAACCAGAGTTTCAAAAATTCTTAAATAATAATGGAGTAGTTGCTCACAAAATTCTTCCAGAGGAGTATAAACCAAATGCGTCATAGAATCTGCGCCCAAATCATTCACTATGATATTGCTACTAAGAATGGCATTAGTGAAGATGATGTAAATTTAGAAAAATTATTAGAACTCTGCGATAAGCATAAAGCAATTATCGAAGAGCAAAATGAGCAAGCATTTATGAACGTTGTTATTACTGACTATGAAGAAACTATTCTCTCTGCCGATAAATCCTAAACTAAATGAAAATACAGTCAATGACGAATTTATTCCTTGGTTAGAACAACATAAAGAATATATTTTTGATTTGTATTTTACGTGTCGTATGCCTCCGTTTTTACAGGATGCTATGGGAGACACGTTTCAAAATGATATAAGAGAAACAACTATAAATGCATTATACATTGCAGACAAAGTAGGAATTCCTCTGTCTGCAACATTTAATAATCTTTATGTTCTTCCTACTCAAAAGAATTTAGATATTTGGATTGAAAATTTTTATCCTCTGTATGATCGTGGTATACGTATTGTAACTTTACCACATACTACTTGGATGTTAACTGGTCAAATTCAGAGAGCATTTCCAGAACTGTATATTAAGAACACAATCTTAAGAGAAGTTACTAAAGCAAATGAGGTTGTAGAATTAGCAAAAGCAGGATTTAACTATGTAAATCTTGATAGAGATTTGATGAGAGATCATGATCAATTAAAAAGATTAAAAGAAGCAAAAGAATACTGTGCGTCTATTGGCAAACCAGTAAAATTTTCTATGCTATCAAATGAAGGATGTTGGGGTGGTTGTCCAATCATGCCAGAACATTATCAATATAATAGCAATAGAACTCCAAATGATCCTCAATATTTTAATGATTCTATAAGTAGAGTATCTTGTTCTAAGTGGGACATTGAAAGACCTTCCGCAGCATTAAAAGCAGCAAACCTTCCACCGTGGAAGGAAGATTGGGCAGAGATGCTTGAGTTAGGAATAGATGTTTTTAAGATGCATGGCAGAGAAAATGCTGTACGTCTTAGAGAATCTATGGATATTATTGAACGTTGGGCAAATGATGAAACTCTTTTGTTTCCAGAGTTTAATGATTACATAGAAGATACTTCAATGGCAGAAAGACCAATTGATATCTGGAGAGATAAAATTAAAACTTGTAAGTTTGATTGTTGGGATTGTCACTATTGTGAGGATGTTACAAATGCAAGAATTCGTAAAGAAGAAAGAAAATTAGATCCTCTTGTCAGTAGAGTTTTAGATTCAGTTGATAAAGCAGGAAAATTTGAAAGTGGATTTGATGCTCAACATTATTACATTGGAGGATTAAGTTCAAATAGAGTAAGGCATTTTTTAAATAATTTACTTTCAACTGCACCATCAATTTACTTAGAACTTGGATGTTATATTGGTAGTACATTTTATGCTGCTACTCAAAATAACTCAGTTGTTTCATACGCAGTAGATAATTATTCTCAGGTTGATATTAAACCTATTAGAGAAGATCATAATTTACCAAATCCTAAAGATCCCAAATTAGAATTTTTATCAAATTTTTATAATCCTAAATGGAGATACATTGATAAAGACATTAAAGATCTTAATGGTGATGAGATTAATTTAAAACCAAATGTAATCTTTTATGATGCAAGTCATGAATACTATGATCAATTAGAAAATTTAAATGCAATTCTTCCATTACTTGCTGACAAATTTATTTTAGTTTTAGATGATGCTAATTTTGAAGGTGTTGTAAAATCTGCTGATGATTTTGTAACTAACAATAAATTAAAAAACATTTTCTCAAAATTAATTCTCACCTCTACTGTAGAAGATGAGAAAGATTGGTGGAATGGAATTTACATACTAGTATTAGAAAAATGACAACATTTATAGAAGAATATCAATTAGAAGATACGACACTGTGTGATTCCCTTTTGGATATGTTTTGGAATGCAGATCAAAAAGGTCTTACATATAGAGGTAAATCTGGTCCTGGTAAAGTTCAAGAGAATGTAAAAAAGAGTACAGATTTTTGGATAAAAGATGCTGAGATGTTAGGTCCTCCTGAAATGTTTAGGTGGAATGAATATCAAAAAGAATTAAATGAATTCATTAGTCAATATTTAACTAAGTATTTGTTCTATGAATATGGTGGTACATTTAATGCTAAACAGTTACCACAAATACAATGGTACAAACCTGAGGAAGGTTATTATGAATGGCATATAGATGGAGCACAAAGAGATACTTGTGATCGTGCTATGGTGTATATGACATATCTTAATGATATTGATGATGGTGGTGGTACTATGTTCTATCATCAAGATATGACAGTTAAACCTAAAAAAGGTAAGACAGTTATATTTCCAGCAGCATATACACATTTACATAAAGGAGAAATTTCTAACACTCAAGATAAATTTATCCTTACAGGTTGGTTATGGTGGAATTAATTGATCCTAAAATATTTGCAAGTAATATAAAAAATGTTACAGAAAAAAGAATCGGCAATACAAATACAAAAATTATTATTGTTGATGACTTTTTTAGATACCCTGATAAAGTTAGGGACTATGCACTTTCTGCAAAATATTCAAAAGAATCAGATTTACATGATAATCCAGGATACATCAGTAGATTTATAATTAATCCTGGGCAATTTATACATCATGCAGGGTATTTAAAAGAGACCTATTTTCATGACTATAGAGTATATACTATTGATTTAAATCCAACTGTTTCATTTCAGTGTTATGATAAAATAGGTCCTCTACCACCTCATGTAGATGATGTAAATTATGCTGGATTAGTTCCATTAAATACTGATGAAGAATTATCTAATGCATCTGGAACTGCATTTTTTAGACATAAAAAAACTGGACAAGAGTTTACCTGCACTGATTCTTATAGAGCAGAAGAAACTTTAAACGATTGGGATATGTCGCAATGGGATAGGTATCACATTCAATATCATAAGTACAATCAATTAATATTTTATGAATCATGCGTTTTTCATTCAGCGTATTGGAACCAAACCAGTTGGACGGTTGGTACACCACGCTTGACATTTAACACTTTCACATGGTAGTATAAATAATACGTCTGATATTTTATTAAGGAGACCTATGACTACAGCAGAAATGATTGAAGATTTTAGAGGACAACTCGAAGCAGTTGTTACTAAACTCAAAGAACTTGATGCAGAAATCAATATTAAAAAAGAAGAATATTTTAAACTTCTAGGTGCAGTACAAGCACTAGAACTTGCAGACAAGGGTGTGCCTGATGGTGCTGGAGAAGAAACCCCTGCAGTAGCAGAGTAATGCTAGAAACAGCAATCACTGCGATTGCTAAGAATGAACTCTACATGGGTTACATTTTCGGTATTATGATTTTGGGTGGATTTATCCGAGAGCATAGTGCTTTAGAGGATGTATATTCGTTAGCAAAAAAGTATATCAAGGACAATCGCATCCTTGTTATTATCACCTCACTGTTAGGTGGTATCTTACCTATCCCTGGAAGAGTTGCTTTATCAGCACCACTTCTAGATGCTATCGCACCACCTGATAAAGAAAGGCGTTCTGCCTTTGGTGTAATTGATTACCTATCAGTCCACCATTACTATTGGTGGTCTCCACTGGAAAAAACAGTTGTTCTGCCTATGGCAGTAATGGGTGTATCTTATGGAACATTCCTAGGATACACTATTATCCCTCTTGCTATTACCTTGACATATACTTGGTGGTATATTTTCACTAAGGTTCCTGCAAGATCTGTTGTTCCTAACCTAGAATATGTACGTGACTTTAACTGGCGTCGTGCTCTTACTGGTTGGGCACCACTGATTGCTACTGTTATTCTTTTATTGAATACAGGTAAAGCAGGAGCACCATTCTTCTTCCCTTGGTTCCTTGCTATGTCAATCTATTACTCGATTGTATACAAGGATTGGAAGTGGGGTAGGTGGTTGGATGGTAAGTTTGCTATCATTGCAACTGTTGTCCTTGCTCTTGGTGGTGTAGTTGGACTGATCAAAGGACCAGTCATGGACTATCTTAAGGCAGCAACACCTGAGATGCTTATCCCTGCTTCTCTGGTCGCTATGGTTGCTGCTTACATCATGGGATCATCTGGTAAGTATGCTGGTATGACTTCTGTGCTTGTGTCGATCTTTGGTCCTCAATATCTTGTGTGGTTCCTTTGCACTGAGTATGCTGGTTACCTGATTTCACCTGCTCACAAGTGTCTCATGATTGGACAGCAGTATTTTGGTACACCGATTAAAAAGTACTATGCGGTTCTTTCTAAATTGTGTGCTATACTAATTGCATACGCAGCAATCACCACGTTCATTTTATAAATATAGTCCTCTGCTAAATAAGGTAGAGGACTTTTTTTATGCGTATACATGGCGCAACCAACAAGTAAAGCAGAATTAAAAGAATATTGCCTGAGGCGATTAGGTAGACCTGTTCTAGAAATTAACGTTGATGATGATCAAATTGATGATTTGATTGATGATGCTATTCAATTATTTAATGAGCGCCATTATAATGGTACTGAGAAAGTGTTTTTAAAACATCAGTTTACTGCTGATGATGAGACACGTTTCACTTCAAGTAATGAAACTCTCACAATTGGAACTACCGATTGGGAAACGAGAAATAATTATATTCCTATTCCAGATCATATTACTGGAATTAGTAAAGTATTTGGCATTAAGGGTAGTAATATTAGAAGTAATTTATTTGGATTAGAATATCAATTATTTTTAAACGATCTATATCAATTTGGATCTGTTGATATCTTGAGTTACTATATGACTAAATCATATTTAGAAACACTAGATATGGTTTTAAATAATGGCAATTTTATTCCATATAGATTTAATCAGAGACAAGACCGTCTGTATATTGACACTACGACTAAATTTGTAAAAGAAGGTGCGTATGTTATTATTGATTGTTGGAGAGTATTAGATCCTACATCATATACTCAAGTATACAATGATCCATTTTTAAAAAGATATTGCACTTCTTTAATTAAAAGACAATGGGGTCAAAATTTAATTAAGTTTCAAGGTGCTCAATTACCTGGAGGTATTACATTAAATGGTAGACAAATTTATGAAGATGCCGTAACAGAACTTAAAGAAATTGAAGCAGAGATTGCATCAACTTATGAAATTCCACCACTAGACATGATAGGGTAAATGGCAAAAAATACTTATTTTACTCATGGAACAAGAGAGGAGCAAATGCTCCAACAATCCCTTGTGGATGAGTTTATTAACATGTTTGGAATTACTACTAATTATATTCCAAGAAAATTAATTCGTCAAGATACAATTTTAAATGAAGAAATTATTTCTGAATTTGAAGATTCATTTACTCTAGAAGCATACCTTGAAAACTTTGAAGGATTTCAAGGTGCAGGAGATATTCTCACCAAGTTTGGAATTAGATCTACTGATGAAATTACTTTAGTAATTTCTAGACATCAGTTTGAAGATTTTGTTTCTCTTCCAATGCAGTTAGTGAATAATGTTCAACTTCCAGGAAGACCTGCAGAAGGAGATTTAATTTATTTCCCATTGTCTGATAATATATTTGAAGTTAAATTTGTAGAGCATGAAGCACCATTCTATCAATTTGGAAAATTATATACATACAAATTAAAATGTGAATTGTTTGAATACTCAAACGAGGTTACAGGTGATGGTAT